ACCATTGTAGAAACTAACGGTTGATTTTCAGCTAAATTAACTAACTTAATTGGATTAATTGGTAAAGGTTTTGCTACAGAGATAGTGTCTTCAGACATATAATACCCTGTTGAATTAGCTGCGGACTGTACGTTTATTTTTCTTGGTTGGTTTCTATTATCAGTCCAAAATAATAAATCCTCTAATAAGTTTACGCCTATTATTGGGCTGCTCTTTGAAAAGTTTAAAAATCTACCTTCAGCAAGTTTTGTTGGTGGTGTGTTGGCAGTAGACGGATTATATCTGTATATAAAACATTTAGCATCTACTGGGGCAAATACGTTATTAAGAGCTGACGAATCCGTATAGTCTGTTAAAAATAAATAAATATAGTTTGTTGCGTTATCGGCTAAAAAACCAATAACGTCTAAATTTGCAATACCTAAATTAGTAACATCTATTTGAGAGTTACCCAATATATTTTCTAAAGCGCCAACATCAGAACCTTCTGACCTACTTATAGAAATATTTTGTGCATTTCTGTATTCTCCAGTTGGAACAAGCCTGTCATCCAGGTCTTTGTTCATTTTAGATTTTATAAAAGTATTTTGAATTTCAGCCATCTAATTAATGTTTAATCCATTTAGATTGTCCTCTCATAACTTGAACAATCTCACTTAATTTAATATTGGATAATCTTATTTTTGCATTTCTGAGTGCAGCAGATTTTTCTCTTTTAAATCTTTGTACTACATATTCTGGTTGATTAGCTCTTGTGGCTAATATACTATATACTAAATGCAAGTACATAGCCTCTTCCGCCATCTTAGGAACTTTTGTGTCCATATCATAGGCTAACCCATCAGATATGTATTCTAATATAATTAAAGCGCCTACAAGATCACTTGAGAAAGATATTTTACCTTCTCTTTCGTTTATTGTAAACCACCCGTTTACATTAGCATTTTGTGGATCTAGCCCATAAGCCCTTCCAAAGAAATTGCCGTTGGCCCATGCCGCATTATTAGAATCCAGTCCTTTGTTGTAATCGTTTAATGAAGCTATGTTGTTTACAAGCATAGTGTTTGCAATATCCCACCTTTTTTCTGTTTGAGAAGACCCTTGTAGGTTTTCTTCGTAGTTATCTTGAACAGGAACACCCTCGTTATCCTGTAAAGGTGTTGTATAAGGATTACTAGTTAATTGTGTAGGATATATTTGGTGCTTTACGCCTAAGTTATCTACCCAAGACATTTTAACATAATTAACAAAGTCTTGTGGTATAACTACACTAAGGCTTGGGGGTACATTTAACTCTTGTGATTTTATACTTTTTAAAGTATCATAGCTAAACTCTTGTAATCCTCTTTTAGCATGAAATACTACATCAGTTCTTTTAACATCTAATATTAGCTTTCCTGCTCCTACATAAGCAACTAAAAAGTTGTTTATTATATCATTTAAAGTTACATAAGAATAACCGCCGTAATTATTTTCAACAGCGTCGCCAAAAGCATTTTCATTGCCGTAGTTTCCGCCGCTGTTACTTTTAAGTTGTATTACTAAATAACTGTTAGCAGAAAGTCCTGTAGCTAATGTGATAACATTATCTACAACAGTATAAGGCAAAGTATATTCGCCAAAAGTTCCTGGTAATCCTGATCCGCTAGTATATAAAACAAAATTATTTAATCCATAATCTGATGTATTAGGATTATAAGAACCAAAAACTAAATTGGTATTAAAAGTTGAAGTAAATGCTATCTGACCATTAGTTGCAGTAAAGCTCTGTGAACCAGCGTAGTATTGACTATTTGTTTCGGTTATTAAACCATTATTAGGTTGCGCCATAATCTATTAGCTTTTTTGATTTACGTCCTCTGCTTGTGCTTGTTGAGCAGCTACTTGGATTATTTGTGGATCTTTAATGACAATACCCATATAAAGTAACACGTTTGTTATAACCGTTGTTTGTTCTGTAGCATCTAACTCAAATTGTGTAGATGTTGCAGGATTATATATATAAGGTCCTGATGCCCAAGTGCCCCCTCCTAATTGTTGATAACCCCAAATAACATTAGCCGGTTTTCTAACATAAGAAACCGTAATATCAGCAGCAGTTGTGATTGTTTTTGGATAAACATATATACGTGGTGGATTTGTAGTGGTTCCATCTTCGTAGACGTATATAGGATAAATAGTAGTTGGCTTAGTTAAAGAAGAAAGATTTATAGTTAACAATTCGTTTCTTTGAACTCTTTGTAATTCTTTTTCGTCCTTGTATATTACTGTGCCAATTCTATGCGTATTACCTGGTGGCAAAAAATAACCCCCAGCATTATAAGTACAATTACCCATAGTTTTAAATATGGATATATTATTGTCAATGTTTTTTTGTCTGTCAGCATATTCGCTGTCAACTTGCGGCACACGGAGTTGTTGATTAAGATCTTCAAAGTACTTTTCAAATATTTCTAATTGAACTTGTGTACCTATCTTATTAAACTCATCAGGCGTTACATAACCCCTTTGTTCTTTATTTAGTATTAACAAGACTGTTTTGTAAACTGTATCTACGTTTATTGCCATTTTATATTGTTGTTATAATATAAGGGGCGAAATGAATCACCCCATATATTTAGTATTACGTACTATTTAAATTTTTTCTCTATAGACCTGAAGATTTCAACACCTTCGTCTGTCTTAAAAAAAGCTGCCATTGCAGAGTATGGATTTTCATCAAAAGGAACAGTCATTAGTTTGGCATTATTAGTGCCCCACATAAATGTTCTTTGGTCTTGTGATAGTTTTATAATTCCAGCCTCTGAAGCTTTGATTGCAAAATTCCTTAGCTGTACATTTTCGTCATTAGCTAATTCCATAAATAAGTATGGATTTCTTTTTGCAAATAATAATAGATCTCTTTTTATTTCTTTAGAGCTCATAGTAGAAACAGCAGACCCAACTTCAACTCTTAATATAGCCTCCGCTTGGTCAACATCTATTTCTCTAGCCGCCACTAAAGCATCTATTTGAATATCTAAATCTTCCAGTTCATTATTAGCGGTTTGCACCGCATCAAATTCAGCATACTTTCCGTTTAAACCCGGATGGTACATTGATAATAATTTCTGTAAGTTTTGTTTTTCTTTTGGAACAAATAATGTACCGTTTTTAAATATAACATGCCCTAACGTAGCCTCACCTTTCTGTTCTTGAACAAACGGGGAGTTTTGATTAGTTGCATATCTAATTTCTTTTTGATTACCAGTTTCTTTATCAAACCATAAAAGCGGGTATCTTGATGTATGTCTAGATGCTAACGAGTAAGTCAATGGACTGTGCGAGCCTTTTAGAAAATAACTTCTATCTTTAATTTCCCACTCCGGTTTTGCTGGAGTCTTAATTTCTTTAACTGGTTTTTCAACTACAGTTACTACTGTTTCTTCAAAAGCTTCTTCTTGAGAAGCTATAAATTTTTTAGCCATAATATGATAAAATTAAATAAATAATAAAAATAAAAATTACCCCCAATTTTATATCAGGGGTAATAATTACAAAGTTTGATTATGCAGATGCAGTAAACAATACAAAATTGTTAGCCGCTTGAACTACAAGACATCTTTCAGAAAGGAAGTGTACTTCCATAGCATCAAGAGCAGAAGTGTAAGCTCCACCTACAGAACCAGTGATCCAAGATTTCATTCTTCTGTCGTCAGCTTGAGAAGCTCTGTATCGTACGTGTAAGAATGGTCTTCTAATATTTGTTCCTAAGATTTGATCGTAAACTGTAGAAGTTCCAGCAGGAACTAATATACCATCAATACCAGATCCTACTTGTCCAGCTCCGTTAGAAGCACCACGAGTAGAAGCATCGTTTAAGTATTTCCAGTCAGTTTTATAGAAATCGTAAGAACCTCTTCTGAATCCAGTGAAACCTAAGTTTAACGCCATTTCAGCAGAGTTTTCGAATAATCCGTAAGCAGTACCACCGTTTGCACCAGAAGATAAACTAGCTAACATATCATCAAAATCTAATGAAGTTTGTCTGTTTAAGAATAACATGTTTTCTTCAATAGCTCCTTGAGTATCTAAGTTTTTCAAGATGCTATCAAATTCAGCTAACCCAGCATTTGCTGTAAAGTTGTTTAATACGTTACCTCTTGATTGTACTGCGGCAAATAAACCTTCAGTACCTTTGTAACCATCAGCTCCTAAAGTAGAAGTTCCAGAAACTAATTCACCTTCAACTACTGCCATTTCTAAGTAATCCTCAAAACGCAACCTAGTTTCAGATTCAGCTTTTAAGTACCATAAGTATCCAGATGCTCCATCTTCAGTGGCTACTTCAACCCATCCAATTTGTGCAGTATCAGATCCAGAGATAGCATATTTCTCTTTGATAATAATTGGAGAGTTAGAGAACTGAGTAAAAGAAGGAGTTACAGACTTAATATCAGAATCTGTAGTTCCTTTTTTGTATTCAGAACCATAAACGAAGATCTTAAGAGCCCCAGCTGTTGCGGATAAAGCTGTCATATCAGCCGCAGTATAAGGCTTAACTGTAATAGTAGCTAAAGTAGCTGATGTGTTAACACTATTAGTAACAAAAACTTTGATGTCTTGTCCTGTTGCAGGATCAATAACTACTAAAGTTTGATTTTTAGAGATAACGTTAGCCACAAAGCTAGGGCCTGCAGTTGCATTTAATGCAAAAGTTAAAGTGGTTTCTGTAGCTTTAGTTACAGTATCATAAGCGATATGTAATCTGTTTTGCTCTGACCATACTACCTGATCTGAAGACATTGGCATTTCAGCGCCAACCATCCTTAAGAATCCAGATAGAGTTCTATTTCCATAACGCTCTACTTCAGCCTCATAGATTTCTGGTAAATATTGTTGTGCGAAATCATTTCCAGATCCGTCTGTAAAGTTTAAATAATTGCTCTCAAGAAGTTGTTGTTTTTGAGATGGTTTAATTGACCCATAAACGGGTGCGACTACTGCCATAATAAATTTTTTTAATTGTTAAATTTCTTTGTTTTAATTTTAAGTTTTGAAGAATCAAGACCGCTAATTGCTTTAACTTTTAATCCATTAATAAATACATCCCCCGCCGTTGTTTGTCTAGGCGTTGTAGATGGATTTTTAGAATTAGTAACAACTTCTTTTACTGCATCGGATTTTCCTTGCTCATAAAAGTGTGCTGCTATTTTGTCAATGTTCTCAGCGGCATACATAGCTTTGTGATAACCTTTTGTATCTACAACTTCACCATTATCATTTAAGAACTTCTTAATTAGGTTATTGATGTTTGATTGGTTTTCAGCTACTCGTTCAACATTTTGAATGCCATACCTAAATTTCTTTTCTCCTACATTGATGTCAAAACCTTTGAAATCATCAGAAAAAAGTTTTTGGGTATCAGCTTTGAATTTCTCATGTTGCTGAGCCGCCATGCTTTGCTCTTCGTTATATCGGTTGAAAAAGTCCATTGCTTTCTTTTGCTCTTGGGTAACACCAGGTCTCAACTTGATTTCCTCGTAATATTTACCTTTAATAGTTTCCAGATAGTCTTTGGCTTTTGCAACTTCTTCTTTAAAAGCGAGTTTTCTTTTTCTTATATCTCGCTCTTCGTCAAGTTCCTCATCATAGCTAAAGTTGTCTTCCATTAGGAATTCTATTTCTTCAGCGTCTAAATGCGGTCTTGTTTTTTTGTAATATTCTTTAAGTAATGTATTGTTATCTACATTTGTGTAATCAGCATTTAACCTAACATAGTCTTCAACCGTTCCACCAGTCTCTTCCATAAAAGAAACTAATTTTTCAATGTTTTCAGGTAACGCCCTTCCCGTTTCTTTTGATTCAGCAATTGCTTCCTGTACGTCTTCGGTTAATTTTTGTGTTTCTTCAACAACTTCTTCATCAGTTATTTCTTGAATAACTACTGGCTCTTCTTCAACAACCTCTTTGGCAACGACTTTTTGTTCTTCGTTTCCTTCGACCACTTCTTGCAATCCCAATTCGGGTTGTTCTGCGCGTAACACGCTTTCATCTGTGACTTGCTCTTGAATGGCATCCTCTTCTTTTTTAGGTGTTAAATCAACTTTAGTAACATTGCTATTACTATTTAGTTTTTTCATTGCAGGTTTTTTCTTTTGCAATTTGAAATTCCCTTCTTGTTTTACTGTTTCTGACATGATATGATAATATAAAATTAATTAGTGTTTTTTATCTAGGCATAAACTGCTCTAGATTAAATCCTCCAAGGCCGTCGTTTCCTTGTGATTCAAAATCTTTAGGTAATAAATCATTTTTTCTTTGATCTATTAATTCAGACTGTTGTGTTGCTTGTATTTTTGTTCTTTTATCTTTGCGATCTTCAACTTCTTTTATTTTACCAGCTTCAGCATTTGCTCTTATTTGAGCTAATTGCATTTGATAATTAAATTCTTCAGCCATAAGCTCTCTTTTAATTTGAGCTTCTGTTTGCATTCTTTGTATTTCAAATTGAGATTTAGCTTGTTCAACATTAACTTTTTCTTGTGTAAGAGCTTGTTGTTTTTGAACTTCAGCAAACGCGGCTTTTTCAGCGGTTTCAGCATTTGCTTGCGCTTGAGCTTGTATATTAGCAAGTTGCGCAGCTTCCATTGCAGCTTGCTTCTTTTTTCTTTTTAATTTAAGTAATTGATTTGCAAGCTTTAAGTTTTTAATTTGTCTTATATCTATTGCGTCTTCTAAATCAATACCGCCAGATTGTAATGCTATTTGAATATTTTGTTCCACCTGTGCTTTTTCTTCGTCATCAGGTTCTAATTCTAAATAAATTCCAAAGTCATGCAAGTTTAGATTCTTTATTTCTTTTAAAGTTTCAACATTAAAAGTAGATATACTATTAGCTAACGAGTTTGAAGTTAATTCAAAATCTAAGCAATCAGCAATTCTAAGAGATATGTTTTCACAAGCTCTAAGAGTTAAATACAGACTTGACTGTAATATATGCCTTGTGGCAACGTTGGATTGATTAGCAGCCATCTTTTGTAGCCCTAGTAAAGCATCTTTATCTGGATTACTTCCATCTCTTGCTTCATTTAATCCAGTCACATCTCTTATCATTTGTAGATAATAGTTGTATGTATTAATTAGTGAAGCAATTTTGCCTTGACCAGATGATGAAGATAATTCTTGAACAGGTACTTTACCTCTATTCATATCCCCGTCTTGAGTAAGCGATCTACCTACTACACTACCCGTTTGAAAGTACATATTTAACGCTTCTGCTGGATTATAGTTTGTTCCGTTACCAAGATCAACTTCAGCTAAACCATCCATATCTAAGAATACACCGTCTGGTACTATTCTTGACATTACTTGTTGTAGCTTTAAATGCGTTAATTGAATCATATCAGCAAAGCCTGTAACTTTACTAACTATAGATTCAATTCTACCTTTATACATTCTAGGAGCCGTAATAGCGTAACTCATTTCTACTTTAGTAGTATCAGCATATGGCCTAGTCATGTTCTCTGCTAACTTCCATTCTAGCATAGTATTATTTCCTAATACTTTTGCTCCAGAATACAATACTTCTATTGTTCTAGATACTTTTTGGAAGTTGTCATTTTCAGGCGGATTAAAACTATCATCTTTTTGTATAGTTTTTTCTAATCCAAATTCTGTTTGTTTTATTTTAAATACTTGATTTGAATATGTTTTATATTCAAAGTATAAAACTTGAACTGTATTTTCATCATAATTGCCCCATCCAGTTATATACTGGTTGTTACCAGGCATGTTTTGAATATTTTTTAATTCTTCTTCTGTTATGTTAGGGAATTGTTTTTTAAGTTCTGGTATAGTAATTGCTTTTACTTCACCAACATAATATATATCTTCAAAGTTTGGATCCTCTGTATATGAATAAACCATATAAGCAGGATCAACATAATCCACAACAATGCCGTTAGCTTTATTAAAAGAAGTTTTAACAGCGGCAATACCTAATACTGTGAGATCATAATTTAATCTTCTTCTTACTAAATCATATTTATTTGCAGCTAATACATTATTAATAGCTTCTTCTTCTGCAATTTCAACAGATTGCTTGTAGCTAAGCTGCATATGTAATTCAAGCTCTTCTCTTGTTTCCGGTAATTCATTAGCCGATAAAGATGAATTAGCAAAGTTACCACCAGTTATTTGATTAGCCTTTTGTATTAAATCTTGAGTATACATATCACGCATTATTGCTAATGCATAATTTGTTCTTTTCTTTAAAGACTCTGGATCTTGTGAAAAAGCTTTTATATCATATGTCTTTTGTGACATACCATTAACTACAATATCTACAAACTTAGATATAACAGGCACTGGTTTCCAATCTAAATTAAGATAAGACAAGTCGCCATTAATAGCAAGCTCATCTTTGTATTTTTGTATTGACTGTTCACCTCTAGCGTATAATCTTAATTGATGAAAGCTATTATAATTAGTTTGATACCTATTAGCGTTAGTCCTTCCTTGGTCAAACCATTCCTGTTCAATGGCTCTGGCCACTTGAATACCATACTCTAATGATGCTTTTTCTGCATCGCTAACCACTTGGCTTGGAAAGGAACTATTGGTATTTGTGTATATGTTCATTTATATTATAATTTTTGAGGTACTACCATCATTATTGTATCTTTTTAAACCTAGATTAACAGGCTGTCTTTCTATTCTATTAACAGGAACGTATCTATGTTTATTGCAAGCCATTAAAGCTAAACCAGAACTAATAGATGCATCATGACTTGTTCTATTGTTTATGTTAAATCTAGCCCAATCTTCTAAGGTTCTTTGAAAATACATATCTCCATAACCAGTATCTGATAAACCTATAAATTGTTCAACATAAGTTTCTATAGCAGCAGCATGTGCTTGCTTAATATCTTCACTAGAATTTGGTATTCCCCCTATTTCTTTTTCAGTAACAGATAGTTTATTCCAAATTTTGTCAGGTCTATTCATTGAAAAACCTCTATAACCTCTTCTTTTAAAATGATATAAAAGCCTTGGCTTGTTATTTTCAGCTAGTATTGGCATACCATAAAATACACATGCCATTAAAACATCTTCAAAAAATATTTCTGCTGTTTGCGGTCTAGCTATATATTCTAAAAAGAAATGATTAGGAGGCACATCTTCCATAGAAAACTTAGTTAAACCATGCAAAGAACCATTAGATCCTCTTTGGTCAACTGTACCTGATATATCATAACTATCACAACCAAATGCACCAAGGTGTTCATTACCCGGCCATTTAGTACCATTCTTTATTATCACTTGGTTTTGAAGATGTTTAGCTGGAACCCAAGTTATTTTAAACCTTCCATCTTTATGCGGATTAAATACTACTCTTGTATCAGGCATTCCATTCTCCCAAGCAAAACTACCAGTAGTTACAATTGCAGTATTTCTAAGGTCTTCATTGTAATCTATTTGCTGGTATATTTTTGTTAGATTAAAAAGCGATTGTTTCGCTTCATCTCTAAACGCATGCTGTTCTGTTCTTGGAAACTGACGGTAAAATTCATTCAAACCATCTTGGTCTGATTTTAATCCATCAACTTCATTTTGCCAGTGTTCTATAACACCGTAATCTATTTCATTCTTGTCAACCCCTTTAACTGGATTTTTTGGCGTGTCGAATACAGGTAGCCCATGAGTATCAATGAATCCTTCGAAGTTCCATTCCATAGGTATAAACAAAGAATATAATCCTGAGCTAGTCTGTCCATTGCGGTTTCTTTTTGCAACATCTGAATCATAATACAATCTTTTAAAATTCTCCCCTCCTTTTGCTAAAGCATTTGAAGTAGACCCCATCATACATTTACCAATAATCT